AAGAGATCCTTATCCATGGTAGCAATAACTATTTTACCTGGGTACTTGGTAGCGAGGATACCGAGACAGTCATCAGCTTCAAGGGATGGCTTGGAGAAGCTTGGGTGGGTCTCCATTGCCCACCGCTTGAGTTCATTATATCCAACAGGCTTTCGTCCCTTTCGGTTACCCTTATAGTCTGGGTAGATAGCTTTACGGAAGTTTGCACTATCTGAAAAACAGAGTTTATAGTCATGGATATCAGTCTCCTCTACTAGCTTGTTAACTAAGTAGTCAAAGTGCTCCTTAGCTTCCTTAAGGTTCGTATGGAGTGTCCATATGTCATCACCCCACTCATACTCAATCTCAGCCCCAGCAGTGGCTTGGTAAGCTGTGATGTCAGCATCAATCAGTAGAGTCAAGTTCTTCAACAGCTTCCTCCATAACTTTTTTCTGGTATTTATAAACAGCATCTTTAGCTATCAAGACTGTCAAGGCTACCTCAAGCAGCATAGTGACTTCCTTTGAATCTACGTTAAAAGTAATCGTAGCTGAGCCATCATCGTGCTCTTGAATTGTTTCAATCTTCATCTAAGTAAACTCCGTCATCAATGTGGTTGTGTAAGACCTCTAGAGCCTCTTTGAGCTCTGCGGCTATATTGTACATGATATTTAATCCTTCACTATTCGTAACAATCCCGTCGTCATCTGCCCACGTATATACAGCCTCCTCAACTAACTGAGAGAAGGCATGGATAGCTACCATGACTGGGTCCTCACTTACTGCTGGGGAGAAGTAACACTCAGAAACGATGTGTCCATCCTCATCTAAGTACACGCTACTGTCCGTCTTGAAAGTAACATTCATCTAGTACCTCTATTCCTGTTTTGGTTATCCTCCAGACAGTGCCATAAGCAGTCTGGGTCTTTATACGAGTAGTAATGAATCCTAGGCTAGCACTAGCTGCTACTTCATTAGCGTGGACTCTAGCGAAGTCAGACTTCGTAGAGAATCCCTGCTCCCAAGCTCTAAACAATACAGACTTTAAGTCCATGCTCTCTCCTAGTGTGTGTCTGCCCAGTTCATCCCAACTGAGTAATCAGCATTAATAGGTACCTTAAAGTTAAAGAAGTCTCCAGCCCTAGTTGAACACTCAATAACCATCTTACCAAACTCTTCAGCTAAGTCTTCCCTAACTTCCCATTGGGATTCATCATGTATAAAGCCAACTAGCTTGTAGTCCTGTTTAGTGTACTTCCTACGCTTAGCTTCTAGATCTACTTCAACTAACCACTGCTTAGCTACCAGAGCCCCTGCTGACTGTAGCAGAGTATTCAGAGCAGCATGTTCACTTCTAACATGTACCCGTCTACCATCTAGGCCAATCAGGTACCCTCGCTTAGCTCTTTCAGTTACAGTATTCTTAAGGTGCTTAAGAGCTGGTAGGTTCTTCAAGAACTGAGAGCGTAACCGTCTACCTTCACTAGCATCCTTACCCACGATAGAGCCTAGCTTAGCATCCCCAGCTCCGTACAAAAACCCATAGATAAAGGTCTTAGCATTAGCCCTCGTAGGTAGCCCAGCAGCCTTCTGGTTAACAGTATGGATGTCTGTACCGTCTTCCTGCTTACCCTCTACTACGATTCTCCCATATGCCCCATCATCCCACTGTGCCATAAAGTGAGCCAAGCATCTGAGCTCAAGCCCTGACAAGTCACAACCAACAAGTCTGGATTTATCGGACACAGTAAAGAGTTCCCTACACTCTTTTCCGTACTTGCTTGACACCGAAGGCACCTGTGCCATGTTAGGGTTCTGGTGGGTGCATCTTCCAGTAACTGCCCCGTTGGTATTGATTGTTCCATGGATCTTACCACCCCTCACTAGTTTTAGCCATGCTTGGTCTCCCTCAGCTAACTGCCCTAACCTCTTATTGATTAAGAAGTAGTTAGCTAAGGTCTTAGCCTCTGGGTACGTTAGAGTCCCTAAGACTTCTTCATCAATCTTAACCTGTCCTGATGGTGTGTACTCTGTAGGCTCCCACCCATACTTCTCTTTAAGTCTCTGGGCTATATGCTGTCTGCTACCAGGATTGAACTCTACTACCTTATCCTTGAGCTTCTTCCCAGTCTTCTCTGAGAACCCTCTGTCTACTGTGATAGGCTCAAAGGTCTCTTGCATCTCTTTGACAATCGCTTCCTTCTCTACCACTAACTCACCGTAGAGCTTCGCAGCCTTCTTCTCATCAAACTTCCAGCCGTTCCTCTCCATCTGACCACAGATCCATGTTGCTTGGTGCTCGAGGTCAATAGCCTTCTGGCTGTACTCATCCTTAGTCAAGTAAGCATAGAGTGATTCAGTGACCTCTACGTCCTGCTTACAATAGTTCAACATCTCTTCTGTAAAGACATCAAAGCGTTCCTCAGCCTCTCCTAGGTCACCCTTGAGGATACCTAGCCTGTACCCCCAAGCCTTAAGGCTATGGCTCCCCCAGAGCTTGTTAGGGAGCCTCCCTGTGGAAGTATAGACAGAGTCTGAGCTTCTCAAGTCACTATGGATCAGTCTAGACAGCACCAGAGTGTCTATGACATTATCTGTGTTTACCGAGAAGCTGGTGTATATCTTTTGTATAGCTGGTAGGTCAAACTTGATTATGTTGTGGCCTATAATCTTAGACTTCTCTGAGAGTTGCTCAAGAAGGTCTAAGCCTTGCTGGAACTCTAGGTCTGGTGCTGAGCCCCTGAAGACACGAACCTTACCTGTCTCAATCTCTTTGATCACCATGCAGTGGATCCGTGTCATCTTTTCTAAGAATCCGTCTGTCTCAATGTCTACTATGTAATGCTTCATATACTGTCCCTCTCGACTAGTTGTTTAATAATGATTAAAAATCCTCGTGATAGATCCCGAAACGAACAATACCAAGATCCATAATGAAAGCAGCCGTGCCATCTGTCTGCTCTTTAGTTAAGAACTCCATACCTAGCATGAAGCCTGTAATCCAATTCAATTCAATAGTCCACATGTTAATACCTTTAAAAGTTAGAGTCAAATATCTTTTCGTATAATCTACCTGTTTCCTTATCATAAGTCAAGGTACAAGCTACTCCTGTCTCACCACTAAACCTGTTCTTCAATACCCTGACCTGAGTATCATTAGATGTATCAGCATCCTGTTGATTCCTCTCAAGTCCTATAACGATATCAGATAACTGAGCAATAGCATGGGACCCTCTAAGCTGACTCAGAGAAGTCACAGCACCCTCTTCATGCCCCTTACTGCCATCAGGCCTCTTAAGGTGACTAACAAGTATCAAGCCTATCCCAAGCTCTTCTACAAGAGTCCTGAGATAGGTCATGGTGTTGTCTATCAATCGTCTCTCATCGCCATCGCCAAGACCACTAACAACAATGGAAAGATGGTCAAGCATAATCCACTGACAACCGCAACCCCGATTGAGGAACCGAATGCGAGAGAGTAGGTTATCAATTGTGTTAGAGCCAAAGTGGTCGTAAAGATAGCACCTGCCACTGCCAACAGTAGCACGAAAGGCTTCCATAAATAATGTTTCATCTGTCTCTTCCTTATGAAGATGTAAAGGTTTGTTTAAGTGTATACCCATCAGTCCTAAAGCAGTCCTCTTGGGGTTCTCTTCTAGCATAAGCATCCCTACAGTCTCTCCAGCTCCTAGGAGATGATAGGCTAGCTCCCGTACAACAGCAGACTTACCAATACCACTACCTGCTGTTATGGTCACCAGCTCACCCTTGCGTAAGCCTGATGTCTTAACATTCAGACCAGCCCAAGGATACTCTACTGACTCAATCTCTTCCTGTGAGTTTAACTGCTCCCAGAGATCCTCACCACTAATGATACCATCAGGTCTATAGGCTTGAGCATTCCAGATTGCTTGGATCACAGCATCAGCCTTCCCAGCCACTAGGCACTCATTAGCATCCTTCAGTGGTAGGGTAGCGATCTTACACTTACCTGGTTGGAATAAGTCTACACACTCCTTAACTGCTGCCTGACCTGCCTCATCCATATCGAACATCAGGATGACTTCATCAAACCCATTGAAGTACTCTAGGTTCTTACTTAGAGCCCTCTTAGCACCCTGAGCCCCATTAGGGACACTAACAGTAGGCCACTTGTTGTTCTGGATCTGAGAGACTGACATAGCGTCTATCTCGCCCTCTGTGACTACAATCTTCTTACCTGAAGACCATAGGTTCTGTCCAAACAATGTTAACCCACCACCTTCACCTATGATGGTGAACTCTTTGTTCTTCTGCCTAACCTTACAAGCTACAACTGCACCATCTTTGTAGTATGGGTAGAAGTGAGCATTAGAGCCCTTGTAGTCTCCTACACGTACGCCAAACTTCTGACAGGTCTCTTCAGAAATACCTCTAGCTCTCAAGGCATGTGTCTCAGCTTCAAGATACTCCTTAGGTACGCTCATCTGACTTCTCCTGTTGGTAGTCGTTACTAAGTTAGTTGTTCCATTAAGATCAACATAACCACACCCGAAACAATAGCCATGACCGTCAGTATAACGCCCAAGGTTATCTTTGCTGCCACACGAAGGGCAGGGTTCTTTTCTAAGGTAGGTGGAATCATTCACTTCGTCCTTCATAGAATACATTAGGGAACAACTCCTCTAGGATTGTACGGCATTTTAAGGCCACCTCACGGTGTTCCTTCTGGGTCTCTTCACCACACCTAATATCACAGTAATGGATCCAGCTACGCAGTGTACCATTCATATACATACGGCTCATGGTCAAACCCTCAGGCAACAACTTACGAGCTACCTCCTTAGCTATCCCTACATTTAATGCTGCCTTGTAGGAATCAATAGCTGAAAACCTAACAGTATCTTGTAAGTAATTCCAGTGGTCTTGTACTACTATATCATGGATAGTCAAAGAGTTCTGTCTATTGTCATGATCTTGTAGCCGAGCTTCTGATGGAGCAAAGTGAGAAGCTTCTGAGTACCTCTGGGAGAACTCTTGGAAGCTAAAGCTCCGGTGGCGTAAGATCTGTCTACCAATGTCTCGGGTAGTCTCAATCTCCATACAGATGTTAACCATCTCAAATGGAGACCAGTGCTTATGCTTCATCAGATACTTAAGAAGCTTAGGAGCTGTCTCAGGGTTGTCTTGGTTGTCTGGGTTACTTACTCGAGCCATGTATGCAATAAGGTTCTCAGCATCTGGGGTAGCCCATACTAACTTAACATCACAGCTCTTCATAGTCCTTGCTCCCAGGTACGCTATACCAGCTAACAACTTGTTTTAAAGACTTAATCATACTATTAACCTTCTTAGCTTCTTCTTTAGGATCAGTAGAGAAGAAGGGGATACCTATAGGAGTCCTGAGAATATCTAAAGACTGGCGCAAGCTAAACAATGTTACTTGATCAAACAGCTCTGGTATACCCTCATTAATATCAACCTCAAACTTATTCTTCATCAAGAACCTCACTTAGATCTGTATCAGCCTTTAGTTTAGATTGTAGGATAGTTGATACTACCTTCCAATAGTTATGGTTAGACCCTTCAACTTGGTGTAGGTTGTCAAAGTACTTGGTCAACTTTTTGTAAGTGTCCACAGTAGAATTCCTATATCCTTCACGGTAAGCCTCTACAAACTCCTCAAATCCATCGTCACTAGTTGGTTGACCAGACTCTACTTCAATCAGCTTCTCAATGAAGTGTTTAGCCTTGTTTAGATCCTGTACCCCATTCTTCTTCTTCCAGCGAGCTAGGTACTTAACAGCAGTCCCGTCAAAGTATCCTAAGTCCCAAGCTCGTATAGCATCCCAAGGCTCAATGTCCATCTTGTAGTGTTCACCACCAACCTGCTTATCATTAGCACTCATTAACTGCTCCTATGTTCTTTACATGCGGTTGTTAACCAACCCCACTGGTTTCTCTTACCTGGTTTACCACACAGCTCACAGATCCTTGAGCTCATAGACTCTGCAAAGTCTATATAGTTTTGTTGCTGGTCTGTTGCTCCATATACATAAAACCTTAAGGTACCATACTTCTCTTTAACTTGTATAGCCTTAGGCACCTTAGCTTCTTCAGCGATCATGAGTTGTTTAGCTTCCTCAATCATTGCTGTCGTAATGGTCTGATTCGATCATTTTCGTGGTGTCAGGAGATTGATCGAGGGCTTTGCGTAGTGCTCTGATCTGCGAGTCAATGAAATCTCTTAAAGGCAAATACTGTGATGGAAGTATTGCGTGGTATTCCCATTTCATCCCACCCCACACACGATGCCCCTCAAGTTTTCGGCTGATGTGCTCTAGTTTTTTGACCGTTTCTTCAGCGGCTTGTCTTAGTTTGTCAGTCATCTCATTCTCCTCTTGCTTTTGCGATTGCGGCTTTGGCTGCATCAACTGGAATATTCATTTTTTCGCAGGCATCTGCCAATACAGTTAAAGCGTTTAATAGATCAGGTGCGGCGGCGATTAACTGGGCATCCTTGAGGCCAAGGTTTGGCGACCCGCAGCAACCGCAACCCCATAAAACGTTTGGCTCAATTGCTGAAACATTGTCGCTGCCGTAAAATTTCTCGATGCTCCACGGTCCAGGCGTGTGCTTACTCATTGCTTTTTCCTCTTAATCTAATTTTCTGTACCAGTGCTTGACCTTGGTCATCCCATGCCCCGCAATAGTTCTCAACCATCTTGGCTATGTCGTGGCGTTCAGCCTCCACCCCTTCCTGATACCACTTGGCTTTCTGATTGGTCAGGGTGCGAGATTCAATGGCTCTGGCGAACTCAATAAATTCTGTACTTCTTCCCGCCGTTGTAAATGTGCCGTTTGCCCGCAACAGGATTTCATCGTCAGTCATCGCTCCTCCTGCTCAAAAGTAAACCACTGATTAACTTGGCCCATGACAGCATTAACAATAGCATCATTAATTGTCGCCTCTGTTGGTGCATCATTATACTTATAAGCTCGAGTGTGACCATACGCCACCCCATCAAGCACACACTGCTCAAGTAAGTCATAGATCTTAGGCTTCATGAACATCTCCAAGTATACGTAGATCCTGTCATCGTGGTAAAGACTACACAGTTCTCAGACTCCTCTAAGATCTCCAAGATTAATGATGTCCTCCACCAGTCCTGTACTTCCAAGGTCCGAGAGAATGGAGAGCCTACCATCATCGCTACACCCACTCGAGGTCTAGCATTCTCCTCTTGTTGTATAGACCCGTCATCCTTGTAACACAGAGCAACACTCATCATACCAGAGTCACCTGCTCCGTCACTCAACCTCTGTAAGCTGTAAGGCATCTTTATATCCTCCTCTCATGTACTTCAAGGTTCGCTTCATAGAAGCTAGTAGAGTCATCACCTCCTGTAAATCCCCTAGGTCATTATGGAACTCTATGACTCCTCTTATCACCTCTAATTCTTCTTGCAACCACTCAGCAATCATGTCCTCTTTATTCATGTCTCATCCTCATATTTGGTCTTAGCTATGATGTAATCCTTGACTAAACTACTACGAACAATATCATCTACTGTGAACTCAAAGCGACTGAAGGCCTTCATCTTTTCTACAATTGCAAGGAACTTCGGTAAACCTGTCTTATCTGAGCTCTTCTTCAGATCTGTCTGTCTAATATCACCACAGAAGATGATCTTACTTGTGTGGCCTACTCGTGTGATGATAGTGTCTAACTCTTCAAAGCTCATGTTCTGGAACTCATCTATCAGCAGGATACTACTACTAAAGGTAGTCCCTCGAATGAAGCTGGTGGACATGAAGTCTACATACCCTTGCTCATACAACCGCTGCCAAGCGTCCCCACGTTTAAACAACTCAGAGGTTATCTGTCGATAAGGTTGGATATAGATGTCCATCTTATCATCAGCACTACCTGGTAGGTGTCCCATGTCCCTGCTCTGTACTGCTGATCTAATGATCACTACTTGCTCGTAAGGGTTACTCTTATCCATGACTTCTTCAAGAGCTCGGTACAGAGCAATGTAAGACTTACCAGTCCCTGCCACACCATGTAAACACATGAAGTAGTCTCCAGCTCTATAAGCATCAAAGAAGTCTTTCTGCTTAGCTGTCTTAGGACTCACTGTAATCATATCATCAAGCTTTAACTTCAAGCTATTACTTCTACGTTCAATTGCACGTGGAGTTTCAGGTTGAGTGTTAACTACATTGGGCTTCTTACGTGTAACCATTGTGCTACCTACTAAAAAGGAATAGAGGGGTCTGACAGGTCTGTCATCGCTCTCCATAGGTTAATTATTTGTCGTTCCTCAGGAGTCTTAAAGGGGAAGTTCCAGCGATCCCAAGTAAGTCCTGAGGGGTGAAGCGAACTAGTCAGATTGGTCATCTTGAGTCTCTACCTGTGTTAGGTACTCCAGACGGGCTTCAATCATAAACTCAGCATCCATCAAAGCATCCTCAGGGTCATTACCACCAGCCATAGAAGCAGCAGCGTAATAGTCAAACAAGGTCATACCCTCGAACCTGAAGGTAGTGTCATTCACAGTACCGCCTGTTAATGTGGGAAAAGCAGGTCCACCAGTTAACTTCATATCCATCTTGATACTCCTTAGTTGTTAGAGTGCCTTTTAGAAGCCATTAGAGACCCCTAGAAGCGTTTTAGATGTAAAGGTAAGGGGTAAGTGTACCCCTACCCTTAAAACGTCTTAGAGAGCCTTAGAACGCTTCTTATTATTACGGTTCAAAACATACCGAGCATACCGTTGATTGGTAGTCGGGTGGTTCTTGAAGTGAGTCACGATGTCATGACCAGCCTCTCGAAGCTCTTGGATACGCTTAGTGAGACATTGGACAGAGTAATCCATCAAGGCTTCCCGTAGGGTAATAGACCCTGTTCGTTGTAGGTGATCTAAGATCATTTGGTTTTGGCTCATTTGGTTTCCTTTAACCAGGTTTCAGGGATCATCTTATCTGCATAAGGTATCCCTAGTTTATCACAATAAGACCCATAAGTGGTACTACTTTGTTTAGAGATCTTGGTCTTGGAGTTACTGAACACCATCCTTAAATCAATCTCAGGGTGTTGCTGCTTCACCATAGCGATCTTCTGTCTGTCTGCGGTTACCCAGCGACCTTTGACCTCTATGATGATGCCTGAGTTGTCTAGGACTATATCAGGAGTGTACTTACGTTTCTTCTCAGGCTGTGTGTACTCGAGGGTTAACTCTTCGTACTTGTAGGGTATCCCCTTAGCCGTGAGCTCTTGACAGATAACGTCTTCAAGTCCACTCCTGATTCCATGCTTTAGCAAGACCTCAGACTGTCTCAACTTCCCTTTAGAAGTCGATGTCTTCTTCGGCTTGCTCGACTGCACTAGATACCTCCTCTGACCGCTTAACGTCTTCAGCTACAAAGCCGCCTTCTTCTTTACCGAATGGGCTATTGTTGTACTCTACTAAATCAATGATCTGAACAGCATTAAGGTATAACTTTACACCAAGATTACCTGAAACTAACCAAGGCTTTATACCTGCTCCTACTTTGATCACAGAGCCGCCACTAACATTTAACTCTGTTCCAATAGCTTTACCTAAACTATCAACAACAATAGGTTTGTTTTTGGATCTAAAATTAAAAACTACATTGCCATCTTCGTCTACCTTCCAAGGCATTTTAGCTTTTTGAAGTTTTGCTTCTCCAAACTCCTCTACAAAAGCTGCTTTGATCTTCTCTTGAAAGTCTTTAGCTTCAGTTGGACTTACTACCAAACCTGTTTGGAATTCACCTTCAGGTTTAAATTGTGTGTCCGCTTTAAAAAGTTTAGGCCATGAAGCTTTACCTTTAGGGCTGACTGCTTTAATAATTTTACTCATATGTTTCCTCGTAGTGGTTAATAACATCATCAATAACTTGGAAGCCATCAATCATACGGTCTTCCATGCCTTCCACAATGTACCCAGACTCCATGAGAGTCATAGCCACATCTAATGGAACCTTACAACCTTCAGCCACTAGCATCTCAGTGACATCTAGTAATCGTTTACTCATTATAACTCCTAGTTATGCAAAAGCATAGTTAGACTTCAATACTTCATTAAGATCAAGAGTACCCTTGTTTGGTGGGGGTGTCAACTTAGTTTTACCTTTGTCACTCAAGACTGACATAGCGTACAGATAAATAGCCATAAAGGGGTCATTGTGCTTGTAAAGGGCAACAAACTGTTCTTTAACAATCTCAGAGAACTCCTCCATGTCTGAGGGTAAGCACCCAAAGGAGTCATGGATCAGCAAGAAGCTATCAATGCCCCTCTCCTTAGCTTCTAAGACTGTCATCATTAAGTGACTGGCATCGTAGCTGTGGACAAAGTTAGGAGCTATGGTAGACCGTTGCTTAGACCCCTTAAGCTTGTCAGTGAACCCTAGAATAAGCCTAGGTTGAACCCTCCGTTTATTGATGGTTAAATTTAAACGTTTCTCAATAACACCAAAGTACTCATTGACCACTGGGAAACCTAAAGGTGATGACCAGACCACAGGATGTCCCTCCTGAGCTAACAAACCTGCCGCTTGTTGTAACCACTCCATACCATCCAGAGCTTTCTCTACGGTCATCCTTAAGGCAATGTCTAGCTTCTTAGCCATGTACCCAGATGCTTTACCTGGGCTATCAAATGGATGCTTGTCTAGCTGCCCTAGATCTACCTGAGCCTTGTACTTAGCCATGAAGTCTTCCATGAGCTGCTCACGCCACCCATACTGCTTAGACCCATAGCACAGGGTCATGGTGGCTCTCTTGGTTACCTTACGGTCTATCTTATGGTCTAGCCACTCCTTAGCTACTGGGTCTTCTCCTGAACTGTCTTGGATAACCAGTTGGTTCACAATCCCTGCTACATCCTTGTAGACATCCTCAGGCTTATTAGCGGGTAGTAGGTTAACTGACTTACCACCTACAGGGTCTCTAAGCATGGCTGAGTAGTGCTGGAGTCCTGAGCAACTCCCATCAATCGCTATGGGCAGGTGGCACCAGTAATCAGGACCAACATCAGCAAAGTTAACCAGCTCCCTACAAGCAACAAGAAAACTGAAAGGAGCATCAGCAGCAGCCCACCAGGTGTCTGCAAATGGCTCAGTAACTGCTTGGTATATCCTCTCAAAGTTAGCACGAACCCACTCCTTTCTAGCATGAAATGAAGCCTTAGAGATCTTATCGAAGTCCCCAGTGTTCGCTATATGGATCTTTAACCAGTCTACAGCCTCACCAGTGTCCATCTGCTTACCATCCACGAACAACCATAAAGCCTTGATGTAATCTGCTCTCTGGTGGTTCAGGTATGGCTTAGCGTAGACCCTACCTCTGAAGTCCATGGTCACTGGTAAGTAGACCTCATCATAGTTTTGGTAGTGCTTAGCTTCGTCTAGGTCTGCTAGGAACCCAGCCTGAAGACTCTTTAGCTGAGACCTAAGGAGTCTACGGGATACTGTAGTCCCGTTAGGTAAGATGTTAATTGGGACAGACCCTATGCTTAATCCTCGGGCATAACACTCCTCAATGATAGGTACTATCCAACTGTTAATCTTAAGGGGAACAGACTGGATAGCATCACAAGCCTTCACAAAAGGGGTCTCAGGCTTCATGAGAGGCTCTAGGAGCTTCTTTTGGGTCTTACTGAAGGTACGGACAGGGTTAAGCATAGAAGACAGCTTAGACTCAAGATACGAGCCTTCTACGATGGATCTAGGTTTAGACACCATAGGTCTCCAGAAGGGCTTCATGTAGGTCTGCCAGTCAGTCAGTTCATTTAACTCAGTCAATGTATCATCTGAAAAGGTTAGGTAGACAATGGTTTCCTTATGGGAATAGTTCTCATACTCATTAAATATGGGTAAAGCACACATACTGTGGTAGGCATGGATACCTAGTTTCATGAAGTGTTCTTTGTTCTCTACCTTAAGCTTCAAGGTATTGATAACATCCTCAGCTATTTGGGTGTAGATAAGACTACGCTTAGCAGACACAATAGCCCCATGAAACATATGTTGTAGCGTTATGAAAGCTAACTGTTCAGGAGTTAAAGACTTGGCTAGCTCTCTCCACTCTTGTACAGGACCTCCCTTGGACTGCAAGATGTCCTTAGCTATTCCTTCAGCTTCTATAAATGTTTGGTTGAATAGCTTACTCTGAGCAAAGTTAAGGATACCCTTTGCTTCCTTCTGATCTATGTCCTTCTTAAACCTAGAGACACCATCTTCAATGGCTAATCCCTCTAGTGTAGCTTCCATGTGTATTGACATCTGTGTTTCTCCTTAAAAGAAAGGCATAGCTGTACTGTGTAAGGGAGCGTATCATTTATACAACAGTCTTAAACCAAGACTTTTAACACTTTTATGCACTTTACAAACTCCTTATAAATCATAGACTTAAAAGTTCCGCTCCCTTACACAGTGGAAGACCTAGGTTATTTGCTGTGGGGAGCGGTGGTCTTAAGTGACTGCTTGGGGTATCTAGTCTGGCTAGATATTCCACAGGGTTGTGTACTGATGGTTAATAGTATGACAACTTCCCCTACACTTTGTCAAGCATATCTTATAAGTAGCTTGGGAGGGGGTAGGGGGAGCCAGGATTGTCCCTGATCCCTTAAGGGTTATACAGATACTTAAGATCCTTAAGAGCAGTTAAACATCTATAGTATACTTAAGGTAGTTATAGGTTATACCAAAAATAGCTAGAGGTTATGTAGAAACAGCATTAGAGTCTTAGGTTTACTTAGGACAAGCTTAGATACGTCTAAGAGATCCTAGATGCTTGAGCAGGAACCTATCTATAACCTATAACTACCTTAAGTGTATTATAACGAATATCTAATAACAATAACCAATAACTAATAATGTATCATTTATGGGGCATAAAGCCTAGCTATGCTCTGTATATGAT